AGGTCGACAACGCGGTCAAGGCTGGCCGTGACGTCGCCCTCGTCGGGATGTTCTGGTCGGCCCCGTGGTACCCGGCTGCGTTCACCGCGTACAACGTCGCGAGCTGACCGATGGCCGACTGGCCGGATACGGACGAGCTGCAACAGGTCCTGAACATCACGAGCGATGATTGGGACGTGACGCTCGACCGTGTCCGGTCGGCGGCCATCAGCAAGGTCAAGAGGGACGTCGGGCTCTGGGACGAGCTCGTTGACGAGCCCGACGACGCTCTCGCCCAGGCCGCCCTGCGGATGGCCGAGATGATCAGCGAGCGGCCGACGACGCCAATCGTCCATCTCGCCAACGATCCGGCCTATCAGAGCCTTCTCAGCGGCCACCGTCGGAGCTTCGGCATCGGATGAGTAGCACGACGGTCCTGATCAACACCGACGCCGGCGGCTCGTTCTCCTACGAACGGCCGTTCTTCGGTCTCCTGAACGCCGTGGTGCTCCACGTCAACACCCTCGACACGGCCGCGCTCGATGTCCTGATCTCCGACGCGACCTCCGACACCGTCTTCCACGAGTTCGGCGAGCTTGACGGTGACCGGTACTACCAGCCTGACCCGCCGTTCCCGGTCTACGGCTCCCTGTCCATCGAGGTCGTCAACGGCGGCGACACGAAGCACGGCTCATTGAGGTTCATGACGCAGACATGAGCGACGAGACGCGCAAGGCCATCGCCAAGCGGCTGGATGCCAAGCAGAAGGCCCTGAAGGCCGCCCAGAAGCCCAAGAAGGCCCCGAAGGAGCAGAGTGGCGCTGAAGGGTAAGTCGCAGCTCAACGCGCGTCTGCGGGCGATCAAGAAGACGTTCAAGCCGATCGGCAAGGCGTGGGCCCTCGATGACGTCGCCGAGAACCGCCGCCGCGTCCCGGTGAAGACGGGCCGGCTTCAGCGCAGCTTCCGCGTCCGCAACGCCAGTCAGACGCGGGCCACCGTCGTCGGCCACTTCACGGCCAACTTCGTGGACGCCGGGACGAAGGCGCATACCGAGTCCGCGCACCGTCAGGCGATGTCCTTCGCATACCAGGGGAAGACGATCTTTGCCGGCAAGGTCCATCATCGCGGCTCCAAGTCGCAGCGGTTCAAGCGGGCCGCGGCGATGGAGGCCCTGCGGAAGAACCCGATGGCGCTCGAGCTGATCAAGCAGTGGAACAACGCCGCATGATGACCCGCATTCCCTTCGAGACGGTCATGCGGTCGGCTGCCGTGCAGATGCTCACCGACTACGCCCAGGACACGTCCACGAAGCTGCAGATCTACCCCGGCCGTCCGCTGACCGTGAACCCGCCCACGGCCTACATCGAGGCGATGTCGGAGGACATCACGTGGTCCCCGGGCCTGCGGCAGCGGACGGTCCGCATCGAGATCCGCATCGTCTGGGGCCTGTTCGACTCCAAAGAAGCCGTGAACCAGCGGGACTACTTCATCGACAACTTCGTCGATTGGACATCCGATAATCCACACGCCGCCGGGGGAACGACGGTCCTGGAACCGCGGAACATCACCGATGACCCGAACTTCGTCGCCGACTGGATGCCGCCACAGCAGCAGCGGTCGATGTTCGCTTCCACGCTCACGCTGGAGGGCTTCGCCGGCGGATATTGAGGCCAAACCGAAGACAGAACACTCGTTCATGTCCAGCGCAGGACGGTATGCGTAGCACCTAGAGGAGAACGAGAATGCCGGTACAGGGCTTCACACGCGCCCGACGCCACCAATTCGCCCGTCAGACCACCTTCGGGACGAAGGTCGCGGCCCTGCGGGCCTATCCGAAGACAGGTGTCCCGACCGTCGACCTGACGAAGACGGACCCGGACGTCGACACGGGCTCCATCGTCAAGACGGTCGCGCCGTACCTCGGCACGTCGAACATCACGGCCGCGCTCACCGACCCGGCCCTCGCCTACGACAACATCCCACTGATCATGGCCGGGATCTTCGGCGGCGAAGAGGATCCCTCCGGTGGCGGGACGCCGCAGACGTGGACATGGAAGCCGAGCCCGGTCGACCCCCTCGATCCGGTCGACGTGTTCAGCTACGAGTTCGGCGATGACGTTGTCACCGACTGGTTCCAGCTCGGCGATGGCATCCTCGAAACCCTGACCCTGACCGGTCCCGAGGGTCTGGGCCCCATCTCCGTCTCTGAGTCCTGGCGGTTCGGCTCCGGGAGCTCCACGGGCTCCACCGACTTCCCGGCCGACGGCGGCGTGCCGGCGGCCCTCAGCGTCGACACGGCCCCGGCCTACGTCTACCTCAAGGATATGGCGATCTACATCGCCGACACCCTCGCGGGCATCAGCGGCGGGCAGATCACGAACGCCCTGCACAACTTCGTCCTGACGATCACCCGGGCGGTCGACCAGAAGCGGTGGGCCGACGGGACGCAGACGTTCGACGTCCAGGCTTACGGCGTCACCGGCTACGACGTCTCGCTCGCCCTGACGTTCGCCAAGACGACCGACACGGTCGGCACCGGCTCCGAGGCCGATGCGTGGTACTCCGAGGACGCCGTGGCCCGCGTCATCCAGCTCAAGTTCGAGTCCCTCGTGGACATCCCCGGCGGCAGCACGCCGTACTCGTGGAAGATCACGATGCCGGCGTGGTACTACACCCGTGACGACGGCGAGGTCGGTGGGAACACGACGGTCACGCTGACCGCGAACGCCTACTACGAGCCCGACACGTTCCAGGGCTTCTTCGAGAGCATCGTCGTCAACAAGCTGACGGACGCTGAGCTCGGCGTCGGCGGCAGCTAGGCCGTGGAGATCCGATGCGTCTGCCCTCCGAAGGCAGACGGTTCACCACGCCACGACCACGACGAGATCACGCTGAAGGAGAAGCTCGACTTCAGGAGCAGCGTCGCCATCCGCAACGCCCTCGCCCTCGCCTCGGCCGAGAACGACTGGGAACTCGACTTCGCCGACATCCTCGCCATCCTCACGGAGCGGTTCATCCGCTACGGCATCGAGGCGTGGACCGTCGTCGACGCGAAGAACCAGCCGGTTCCCGTGTCGCAGAAGGCGATCACGGAATACATCCTGTCCGATATCGACCTCGGCACCCAGGTCGGCGACGAAGTGGATGAGAGGTACAGGACCGCGGCCCTGACCCCTTTGATGCAAGGGGGACAGACGTCCTCGCGTGGTTCGTCGACAAGCGGATCGACATCAGCGGCCCGTTCAAGACGCACGACAACCAAGTCATCGACCCGCTCGTCGACACGCCCGACGCCGTCCTCGCGATCCTCGATCTCTACTATCCCGACGGCCGCCACCGAGACGACATCGAATGCGCTCGATGGCGACTCCAGCTTGTCGCCGAAGTCGATTACGGCCGCCTGAGCCGCCTGTCCCAGGTCGAGGAAGACAGTAACGTGGCCCACCTGAAGCAGGCGATGCGCTAATGGCGATCTCGGAGACCGCCCGCCTCATCGCGTCGCTCGAACTGAAAGACTTGTTCACGAAACAGGTCGACTCGGCGACGAAGTCCCTCGGCAAGCTGGACAAGGGGCTGGACTCGTCTCAGGGCCGCGCCTACAAAGCCGGCCAACAGATCGGCACCGGGATCAAGCGGGGCGTGGCGATCGCCATCGCAGCCGGCGCGGGCCTCGGGGCTCTGTTCGTCCAGATCGCAAAGGAGGGTCAGCACGCGGCAGACGTGCAGGCGATCTATGCCAACGCCATCGCCAAGAGCGGCAAGATCACGGCCGACTACGTCCAGAAGCTCAATGCGCAGAGCCTTGCCCTGTCCAACCTCACGGGGATGGACGACGAGCAGATCAAGAGCGAGCAGACGCGGCTGATCCAGATGAAGCTGAGCGGCTCGCAGATCCTGACGCTCCTGCCGCTGATCCTCGACGCGGCCAAGAGCACGGGCCGCGACCTCGACTCGGTGACGCTCGCCGTCGGGCGAGCCGTCCAGGGCAGCGCAACGAGCCTCGGCAAGCTGGGGATCATCGTCCAGAAGGGCGGCAAGTCGGCCGCCCTTGCGGCGCTGGAGCAGAAGAAGGCTCTTGTCGGTGTCGAGATCGCCCAGGCCAAGGCGAACGGCACCTTCGAGAAGGGCACGAAGAAGACGCTGGAGGGCCGCAAGGCCACCCTGGACGCGGCCATCGCCCAGCAGAAATACAAGGACTCGCTGAACAAGACGGCCGGCGGCTTCGACACCGTCGTCAAGGCCCTCAAGGTGTTCGAGGGCACCAACTCGGCTCTCTCGGGCAGCATCGACGTCAAGCTGAAGACATTCGGCGAGCGGCTCCAGGACATCCGCGAAGAGGCGGGCCAAAAGTTGCTCCCTGTCCTCACGCGGATCATCGACTCCGTGACGCGGACGCTCCTGCCGGCGTTCCAGCAGTTCATCGACGCGATCCTGCCGTCCGTGATCAGCGGGCTCAACGACTTCGCGGACGCTCTCGACTCCGGCGATGTCGCGAAGCGACTGTCAGGCGTCTTCGACACGATCAAGGCCGCGGCTCCGATCATCGAGAAGAGCGCTCAGGCGACGTTCACGATCGTCAAGGCTGCGGTCGACCTGTTCACGTCACTCCCCGAGGGCATCCAGTCCCTCGCCGTCGGGGCCTTTGCGATCAACAAGCTCACGGGCGGCCTCGTGACGAACGTAGCCGGCGGGATCGTCAGCGGCGTCGCAGGGCTTCTCGGGAAGTCGCGCGGGTCGTCGCCGGCGAACCCGGTCTACGTTTCCGACATCGCGGGTGACCTGACCGGCGGCAAGGGTCCTCTGGGTAAGTTCGGCGACATCATCAGGAGCGTCTCGCTTGCGGCGCTCATCCCCACGGTCGCCGTCGCCGTCAGCGAGACGCTGAAAACCGTCTTCCCCGGCAACCCCGTCACCGGCCCACAGCCCATCCTGAACGGTCCCCTGCCCTCGAAGCCGATCATCGATCTCGGTTCGCTGCACCTACCATTCTTCGGCGGTCCCTCGTCACCGCCGGTCAAGGTAACGCTCGTTGACCACGCTGGCAGCCCGCTCCTAGACCGTGGCGGCCGTGAGACCGGTGTCAGGGCTCCGATCTTCCTCCCCGGCGACACCCGATCAGAGGGTCGCGCCACCGGCCCCGCGAGCGTGCAGAGCGTCCTGACCCGGGCGATCTCGCTACTCATGGCCCAGGGCGGCCTTCAGAAGGCGTTCATCCTGAGCCTGCACGGCGAGTTCCGAGATGCGTTCAAGCTGCTCGCGAAGTCGAGCAACGCGCAGCAGATCAAGGACGCGATCAAGGCGATCAACAAGATCACGTTCGACAAGGGCATCGGCGGCTCCGGTGGCGCGGCGGCGACGGAGAAGACGCTTCGAGGACTGCTGATCAAGTTCCCGTCCCTCGCCAACATCCTCGTTCCCGAGATCCGCAAGGTTCACGCCAAGATGCTCGGCCGACAGTTCGAGGAAGCTGAGTTCCGCAAGTTCGACAAGATCTTCAAGTCCAACGAGGACAGCAAGCACAAGATCGTCGACCTCCAGAAGATCGCGAAGGCCGTCGGGGCCCGCGACGACGCCAACGGCAAGCGACTTCAGGCCCGGGTCGACGCCCTGAAGGCCACCGTTGCCTCACAGCTCGCGCAGACCCGGAAGACGATCGCCGCCAACGATCCCCGGATCTACCTCACGATCCCTGTCGAGAACCGCGTCGTCGTCAACGCCCGACAGGTCCAGGCGACGGCGGCGATCTTCAGCCGCGTCTTCGGCGGGACACGCAGTAGCCCGTACGCGAAGCCGGGCGGCTGAATGGCCCTCACGATCACGGTCGACGGCAACACCCTGCCCCATCGCGTCCGCCTCAACGACGGCACGAACAACGGCATCGACGGCCTGACATCGGCGGCCGACGGCTCCGGCTCGATGGGCGGGATCATCATCGACGATCCGAACCACGATCTCGTCCTCCAAGGCTGGCAGACGGTGACCGTCGAGGAGTCCGACTGCACGACGGCCCCGCGGCTGTTCACCGGCTTCATCGGCGACAGGACCACGACCCACGGCAACTATCCGACCGACGGCGGCCGTCAGGTCAACGTCACGCTCTACGACCAGAACGTCCTGTTGACATGGGCCCTGATCACGGGGGCGGACGGCAAGCGGCCCGAGGAGTCCCGGACGGCCCGGATCGACTGGCTCCTCGGCTCCGACTACCTGGACACGATCGTCTTCGATACCGGCTTCGTCGTCCCCGGCGGCACGAGCGACTTCCAGGAGGCGGACTACCGCGGCCAGTACCCGCGGGACGTCCTCGACGACGTCCTCGGGGCATTCCAGGTTGCCTTCGCCTTCTGGGACGAGGCCGCGGACAAGGTCGGGCTGTTCTACGACGCCATGACGGCGACGACCCGCGACTCGACCCTGACGATCAGCAACGATCCGGACGATCAGGACTTCTCGACGTGCTGGCCGCCGTACGTGGATGCGGAGCTCGCCCAGGACCCGTCGGAGGTCTATAGCCTCGAACGGCTGACCTACACGAACGGCCTGCTGTTGCGGACGGACCCGACGACGAAGGCGCAGTTCTTCCCGAGCCCATACCCGAACCGAGGTCAGGCCACCGACCGCAGCCGGATCGGCAAGGCGCAGACGGCGTCGGACTATATCAACGCCCTTCTCGCCCAGGCGTCGGCCGAGAAGGAGACGGTGACTTGCACGCTCCTCCTGCCATCGACCCACGTCGGGCTCGTGGACGCCGGCCAGCGGATCAGCGTCAAGTTCGTCCACCTCGACGGGTACGAGGACTTCGTCTATACCCGGATCACGTCACGGACGACACGGCAGGCCCTCGGCCGGAGCGACCTCTACGAGGTCCAGCTCACCCTGAACCAGCGGGGCCCCTTCGGCGGTGGTGGCGGTGGCGGTGGCAGCAACCCGCCGCCGTCCAACTTCCCGCCGCCGCCCTCGGTCACGCCGTCAGTCGCGCAGACGGTCAACAGCATCGATGTACCGAACTGCACGCCGGCGACGGATTGGGCCATCGGCAGCATCCAATGGGGCTTCATCGCCCGTCGTGGCGGCGGCGGCGCGTTCCGCGGGACTGGCTGGGTCTTCCAGTTCGGCAGCACCGGCGACGGCGTCCACACGCAGCCCGGGGACCTCTACAAGCGGACCGTCGTGACCGGTGACACGAAGAACGGGCCGGCGTCCCTCGGCAATACGGGCGGCTGGTACGGGGCCGCAGGCGGCGACAAGGCATGGATCGCCGAGGTGGACATCGACGGGGCCACGAGCTTCGCGAAGGTCGACACGTCCACCGGAACCAGCGCGTTCAGCGGCGGGACGGTGACGACGCCGAGCGGCTCCCTGATCCTGACCGGCGGGGCCCTCGGCTATGCCGATACCGATGAGATCAAGATGGCGACGGTCGGACCCGGCGTGACCCAGTTCGCCGACCCCTCGGAGTTCAACGGCAACAACCGGCCGTGGCTCTGGGGCGGCTTCGGCAACGGCATTACCACCGTAACGGGCACGATTTACGACTGGCTCGGCATCGGGGCCACGTCCTGGGGGTACTCGTCGGTCAGCGTGGGGATCGCGCCGGCGGGGACCAGCGTCGCCCCATCGCCCGGGCAGCAGAACATCCGGCCCGAGGTGGTGACGATGACGGGGCCCGATGGAACGACGCTCTGGCCCTTCGCCGACGGCACCCTCCATGTCTTCGTCGATGACGTCGAGCAGACGGCGAAGCTGGTCTCCCAGGACGGCGCGACCGGCGACTTCACCCTCGGCTTCACGCCGACGCCGACCGAGGTCGTGACCGTGGAATACGTGGGCCGCTGAGATGCCCCTCGATATCGGCCGGGTCACGCACCTCATCGACCAGATGCACCGGAGCGAGGACGACGCTGGAGATCCCATCGCGTCCGGGATGCTCCTGGCCGCCGACGGTGCCCGCGGCCAGATGTGGGTCAGTCCGAGCGGCTCGCTCATGTGGTTCAACGTCAAGGACTATGGCGCGGTCGGCGACGGCAGCGCCGATGACACGGCGGCGGTCAACAGCGCCATCGCCGCCCTGAACACCGCGACGAGCGGCGTTCTCTACTTCCCTCACGGGACGTACAAATGCACCTCGGCCCTGACCTCGATCACGGCCCACGCCCTCATCCTCGGCGACGGTCACGGCTACGCCGACTCGCACGGCGGCGGCGGTAGCGAGGTCCGCCAGACGTCGGCTACGGCGGTCCTGTTCAGCGTCGCCGCCACGGGGACACGGTTCCTCAACATCGGACTCCGCTGCACGAACAGCACGCCGACGGCCGGCAGCGGGATCAACGCCCAGGCCGACTTCGTCCGGTACGACAACATCGCCGTGAGCAACTTCTACGATTGCGTGGACCACGAGTCCGGCGGGGCGTGGAAGATGGACGGTTGTTGGATCGTCGGGGCCGTCCGCTACGGCGTGCGGGTCCGCAACACGTCATCGCCCGACGGCGGCGACCAGGCCATCGGCAACTCATGGTTCTACGCCGACCAGCGGAACTCGACGTCGGCGATCCGCCTGGAGTCCGGTGGCGGGACGAAGCTCGTCAACAACAAGATCAACATGTTTGTCTCGGGCCACAAATGGGCCAACGGCATCGACATCACGCCGGGCACGACGACGACGATCTGCCTCGTCACGAACAACAGCATCGAGAACTACACCGGTGACGGCTTCCATTACGACGACAGCGGTGGCGGATCGTGGGACCAGCTCGTCGTCGTCGACAACCAGTTCGGCCAATACAGCAACAGCACCGGTAAGGCGATCAATATCAACGGGGCGAACGACGTCGTGGTCGGCGGTGGCGTCTTCCGGGCCGACACCGGCACGCCGACGGCGATCAGCCTGTCGAACGGGACGCGGGCGTTGGTCGAGCCGATCGTCAACCACGGCTTCGGGACGATCCTCGCGACGTCGAGCTATACGTCCGTGGACGACCGGACGACGGCTTCCAGCGTGTCCTACGCCACGCCGGCCATCGTCCTGGGGACGGCGGCGGCGGCGGGGGCGGCGTCCACCGTCATCCGCTCCGACTCCACCATCGTCGCCTTCGACGCCACGGTCCCGACGACGATCGCCTTCTCTGACGCTGCCGCGACCGGCTCCGCGGCCGTTGCGGCTCGGCGGGACCATCGGCACGGTGCGCCGGCATCGCCCACGTTCACGGGCGTCGGGGCGATCATCATCGCGGACACGCACTCGACGCCGCTGGTCTTCGCGGACCTGATCCAGAACGACGCCCAGGACGACCTTGTCTACGCCGACACCTAGGAGCAGGACATGACGAAGTTCTCGGACAACGACTCGCCGAGCCTGCTCTTCAGCGAACAGGGCTCGACGCCGACGTCACCGGCCGCGAGCAAGCAACGGCTCTTCATCCGAACGTCGGACCATACCCTCTGCTACGTCAACAGCTCGGGGACCGTCACTCAGGTCGCGACGGCTACGACGCTACCGAAAGAGCTCGGCGCGGCCGAGATCACATCATCGTTTACGACCACGAGCGGGTCGGCCGTCGACGTAACGGGGCTGACCGTCACGGTCACGATCGGAAGCCTTCCCGTTGACGTAATCTTCTTCGCCCCCGAGATGCGGAACAATAACAATGGCGGGCGCGCGATCGGGTTCCTTGTCGACGTCACCGGCAGCACGAACCTCCTCGATGGGATCATCGTCCAGGGGAACTCCAACGATGGCGGCGCGCCTGTTTACGCCGTTGCGCGCGTCAGTCCCGCCTCAGGTAGTCGAACCTACAAGGTGCAACTCGCGGCGAATACGGCCGGCACGAGTGCTGTACGGGCCGGCGCTAGTAACAAAGCCTTCATCCGCGTTGTGGAGCGCGCAGTCTAAGGCTTGACAGTCTCCGACGCCGTAGTACCTTAGCGGGCGATGGTAGTGCATCTCCCTCCTGAACTGATAAGGGCCCGTCGGCGGCACTACACGCCGACGGCCCATTCCCAGGAGGTCGAGATGCCTGTCTTCGGTATCCGCTGGACCTGTCGGCCCACGGACTTTCCGCCATATGAGCCGGAAGCGTGACCCGGATGCTGACCCTGATCGGCGAATGCCTGATCGTGTTCTTCCTTGTCTTCGCCTTCTTCGTCGCCCTGACGGCCCGCGGATGACGGACTACGAGAAAGGCGAGGCCATCGGCTTCGTTCTCTGCACCATCGTTATCGGGTTTCTGGCATGGCTCGCCACGGAGCCGCTCGGTGCGTTCCACGTCCGCTTTGCCGTTGCCTTTATCGTCACGTTCATCGAAGCCGATCTCCGCGGGATCTGGCGGGCCGTCAAATGAGACGCCGTTCGTCAGACTGGATCGCCGAAGCCTTCGCCTTCGCCCTCGCCTGCGTCGCCCTGCTGGCCGTCGCCCTGATCATCTTCGGCGAGGCGACGAAGTGAACGCCATCACCCGCTCCACCGACCACCAGTACACGTATGCCGGCGTCACCTATCCCGGCGTCACGTCGATCCTGAAGGTCATCGACAAGTCAGACGCCCTCATGTCGTGGGCGGCCCGTCAGACGGCGGAGGCTGCGATCCGGCTCGCCGGCGAAATGATGCCGATGAACCAGACGGCGCTGACGGCCCTCCTGGAGTCCGTGGGCCCCGAAGGCACGATCAAGGCCCTGACGTCCCGCTCGAGCTGGAAGCGGGACGAGGCCGCCGCCCTCGGGACGGCCGTCCACGGCTACGCCGACGACCATATCAACGGCCGACCCATCCCCGACGATCTGCCGGCCATCCAACGCGATTACGTTACGGTCTATGAGGACTGGTGGAAGGCCGCCGGCTGGACCGTCAGGACGTCGGAGGCGTATCTCGTCCACACGGCCCACGCCTACGGCGGGACGCTGGATCTCCTGTGCCGCGACCGGGACGGCAGGACGGTCCTCGCCGATATCAAGACCGGCAAGGGCGTCTACTCCGAGGCCGTCCTACAGCTCGCAGCCTACGGCAACGCCGAGCTGATCCAGACACCCGCCGGCGACCTCTTCCCGATGCCCGCCGTCGACCGCTACGCGATCCTCCACGTCACGAAGGACGGCGTCCGCGAGATCGAGGTCAGCATCGGGGCCTTGGAGCTCCTCGCGTGGGGAGCGGCGATCGACCTGTACCAATGGCATCGAACGGTGAAGGGAAAGAGGTTGTAGCGGTGCGTCCTGTCAACACTCCTTACGTTGGGGTATTGACACCTAGCGTACGGTGGCGTAAGGTACGGACATGAACACCACGACCCGTCGTATCGTCACCATCCCTGGCGGCTGGCTCGGCTGCTCAAACTGTGGATGGCGGGCGACACGATCCAAGGTCGGTGCCTGGGGTCACACATCGGGGAAGGCCCGCATGGCTGTCGTCCGGGCCGCATTCGGGAGTCACCGTTGCTGGAACTACGAGGAGAAGGCGTGACCCTCAAAGAAGCCGCCGCCCTCCTGGGCGTCACCCCCGACAACCTTCGCCAGTCCATCGCCCGCGGTTCCTTCAAGGCGAAGAAGCTCGGGCGAGACTGGATCACGACTCAGGCCGAAGTCACTCGGTACATGAACGAGAACCGCCGCGTCAGCGGTTGGCGAGATATCGGAAAGGGAGCGTAATGGTCAAGTTCAACAGCACGGCACGGGCCATCGGAACCTACCGCTGCACGTTCACGAAGCTCGAAACGGACTACACGTTCACGAACCGGGAGGGCGAGGAGAAGACCGTTTGGCGCTGGGTCTTCCAGGACGTCAGGGACTCCACGACGGTCGGCGAGCTGGACGCCATCGCGAACCCGGGCTTCCCGCCGCGGTCCAACAACCTGAAGTTCATGACCGGGATGCTGGGCCGCGTCCCGACGGAGAAGGACGACACCGACGATCTGGTCGGCCGGATCTACGATGTGACGTGGGGCCCCAACCAGGGCGGCCGGACGACGATCACGGCCGTGACCCGCGTCGCCGACGAGCTGGAGCACGTCATGCCGGTCCCGGAGTTGAAGGGCGCGGCGCTGCCGTGACCCCCGCACCAGAGCGACCGGACCCGACTTGCGATGTTCCCGGCTGCGATTTCGCGGCGCGTCCCGGCCTGAGTCGTTGCCAAGGACACATCCCTTTGGACGCCGCGTCTGTTGCCTACCAAGACGCCCTCGCCGCCGCCCCCGCACCAGAGCGACCGATCTACGACGGGAACAGCTACTTCTACCATCGCCCTGACGGCTCGATGATTGAACTTGTCGAGAAGGTGGCCCCCGCCCCCGTCACGGACGCGGGGCTGCGAGAGGCGCTGCGGGACCTTCTGACGACACCCTGCGATTGCGATGAGGCGTGGACCGCGCGCGGGCTTCATGCCCCGGACTGCCGCTATTCGTTCGTTCACGCGTTCCTCGATGACGACGAGATCGAGGCCGTGATCGCCGCCGCCCCCGCCACGGACAGCGCCGAAGTGATCGCCGAGTACGCCGCCCTGGCCCGGCAGGCGGAGAAGGAGACGGCATGAGCCGCGCACCAGAGCGACCGGACCCGCGCATCTGCGGCGATTGCGGCCACGACTGGGAGCGTCATCTCCGCTATCCCGGCGCGTGTGCCGACTGCCCGTGTCAGGCGTTCCTGCACAACCTCGCCGCCGTCCCCGCCCCGGACGCGGGGCTGCGAGCGGCGCCGCGCTATCGGGCATCCGATGAGCAGATCGCCGGATGGAACACGGACGAAGGATGGGATATCCGCCGCGACCTATTGCGTCAACGTTCCCCCGACGTGTCGGAGCATGGTCGATGCTGTGAGTGCTTCGACGCGCCGAACATGGCGGCGGGTCATGAGCATTGGGGAGGCGAACTGTGACCCCCGCACCAGAGCGACCGTACCGCGAGCGCGAGGCATATGACGCCGGTCGGCTCGCCGGGTTCGAGGAAGGCATCGAGGCCGCGACCGTCACGCACCGTGCCGCCGCCCCCACCACGGACGCGGGGCTGGACGTGGAGCGGCTGGCGCGGGCACTCGACAACGTCTACGGCTCTCTGGAATGGATGGGCGATCCGCTGTCGAAGGACGCTGCGAGGATCGCCGCCGAGTACGCCGCCCTGTCCCGGCAGGCGGAGAAGGAGACGGCATGACCCGCGACCCCTGTCCCTACTGCGGGATGCCGGGGATCGCCCGCCCGTATGTCGACGCGATGACGAGGGAGGTCGTCCGAGATATCAAGGAGCATGATTGCCATTCATTCGCCAAGAAGCCGGCCCTGGACCGAACGCCCACGGACACGACATTCATCCGTGAGGCAAGGAACACGGCCGAAGGACTCGCCCGGTGGCGCGAATGGCTGAACCGACAGAGGTGAGGGAATGATACACGACGGCCTGTATATGGCGATGGCCGACGCCATCACGCCCCGGCCGCTCGACTACAAGGGCGGCAGCATGGGCGTCAACGATGAGCGTGTCGCCGCCCTCCGCTGCTTCCAGCGCTACAGCAGGAACGCGACCCGCGACATCACCGACGGCCAGGGCATGGCCCGCTGGGTGACCCAGAAGCAGGCCCGGGTCTACGGCATCCTCGCCCGCATCGCCCTCAGCGCCACCGGCGCGTCCACGATGCACGCCATCGCCCAGGAAGCGCAGTGCACGCCGTCCACCGTCAGCAGGACGATCCAGAAGCTGACGGCCTGGGAGATGTACGCCGTGGAGGTCCGGCGGGGCAAGTACGGCGGGATCACCGTCCACCGGAAGGGCTGGGACAGGTTCTTCGACTACGTCCGAGAGGCGAGACGGAAGTTGTCAGAAGCCCGGATTCGTGCTCAATCTAATGTTGCATCCATTATCCGAGGAGGGAGAAGGGTGTCAGGAGACGGTACCGATAACGTCTTACGTAGTATGGATGCAACATTAAAACGTCCCTCCTTCGCCTCTCGAGTGGCGTACGAGCGGGCCATGCTCGCCCTGAACGATCCCGAGGGCGAATACGAGGCCGTCAGGCCCCTGATCGGGACCGAGGCCGTGGAGCACGCCCTTCTCCTGGCCGAGGACGTCGAACGCCGGCGCTCCGAGGCGATCCGCGAGGCGGCCTTCCGGGGCGATTGGGACAAGTGGGAAGAGCTGCGGGCGGCACGGTGGGATCAGTAGAGGACGCCGAGGAGATGCGGAGGGCATGGGCGTTCTTGTCCTCTGCGCGGTTCTCGATCATGTGGACGTGGCGCGGTCGGTTCGTTGCCTATGCCCCGGACGATGAGCAGACGCTGAACGCCTACAAGACCGCTCGCCGGGTCATCGCCGGTCGATGGCCCAGACTAGTCCGATGAAGACGCTGACGGTCCCGCCCATCTCCGAGGCCGAGTTCCAGCGTCAGGTTCTCGACCTTGCCAAGCTGTTCCGCTGGCGGGTCGCCCACTTCAGGGCAGCGCAGACGTCTCGCGGTTGGCGAACGCCGGTCCAGGCCGACGGCAAGGGCTTCCCGGATCTCGTCCTCGGCAGGGGTGATCGGTTGATCTTCGCGGAGCTGAAGCGGGACAAGGCGAAGACGTCCCTGGATCAGGACCTCTGGCTCGACCTGCTCCGGGGCACGCGAGCCGAGGTCTACCTCTGGCGTCCATCAGACATTGACACCATCGCCGAGGTATTGCGATAGTGGCCGCCGTGAGCTATCTGCCGCGGTTCCAGGCGCAGCTCGGCGCCAATGACCCCTACGGCGGCCTGAGCTGCACGGCCTACGCCACGGCGATGCAGATCGACGCCGCGACCCTCGGGGCCAAGACGCCGACGGGTGCCCAGGTCAGGGCGCAGACGGGCGACTACAGCGGCGGCCTGAACCTCGCCCAGGCTGACGCCGCCGCGCAGCACTGGGGCGTCGACCTCGATGTCCGCTATCGCTACCCCTTCGCCTCGTTCATCGAACGGGTCAACCTCCTGCAACAGCCGGCGCAGCTCCAGGGCGGCTATACGCCCATCGCCCAGAGCCAGTACGACGCCGGCAACGGCTTCAAGGGCAACCACGACATCCTCGTCATGCCGGGTGACATCGTCCTCGATCCGCTGGCCGATGGCCGCTATCCCGACGTCTACCGCTACAAGGGCGCGGCCTATCCCGAGGATCTCCTGCGACGCTTCGCCGGATACCTCAACGTCGGCGGCAAGAGTCTCGGGGCCGGCCTCGTCTACGCCGCCTTCGTCGTCCCGGCGAAGCCGTGGACGGCCACCGTACGGCCGATCACCGGGGCGACACGGGAATACACGAGGTTCTTCGTGACGGCCGGTCGCGTCACCGGCCACGAGCGAAGGCGAACGAGAGGCTTCCAGGCCGAGTGCACGAAGCCGACGCTGATCGTCACGCCGTCGGGCGACGCGAAGGTCAGCCTCGTGCGGATCACCGAGGGCGGCTACAGCGGCTTCTGGATCAGCAGCAAGTGGGCGGACCAATGAAGGTCTTCATCAACGGCCGAGAGGTCCTCAGCGATGCAGTCTTTCGGCCCGTTCCCGGGATGGACGGTCCCGGCCGGTTCGTGACGGAGGGAGAGCTTGCAGCCTTGTTCTTCGGCGGACCAATGACCGATGACCAGCCGACCGACGACGTCGTCCTTCCCGACGACGATCTGGACTCCGACGAGATCGGCGATCCCGACGTGGACACCGACAGGGTCGACGATGGGCATTGACACTTGGAAGGTCCTGTTCACGTACGGCATCGCCGGCGTGATCGTCATCGGCGGCTTCCTCACGATCTACTTCCTGCCTGACGGCGATGGCAGGATCGCCATCATCACGGGCTTCGTCGGGGCCGCCCTGCAGTTCGTCTTCAACCGGGAGACGCAGACGCAGACGGCCCGTCAGACGGAGCGGGCGACATCCATCGGCAGCACTGGCCTGCCACCGCCCCCGGAGGCATCATGAGCGAGACGCAGGCGATCATCCTGATCCTCATCGTGATCCTCGTCGTCCTCGTGATGCGCAGATGATGGCGTCGCCGGCCCGGTCAAGTGCTCAGCCGGTTTCGGCGACGCCATCGCCCCGAGACCTCGAGCTCCTCGCCACGGCAGCAAGGCTCGGCAGCGAGAAGCTCGCGGCGGCCGAGCTCGGCTGCGCGCACTCGACGGCGAAGCAGCGTCTCTCGGCCCTGTATCAGAAGATCGGGGCGGCCCACCGGGCCCACGCGACATGGATGCTGTTTCACGAGGTCGACGCCCTGATCGGGCCCATTGGAGTCCAGCACCGATGAGAGCCGATGCGTACCCGGCGCGTCATCGGCATCGCCCTCGCCGTCTATCTCGCCGTGCCGGTGGTGAAGGGGGATGCAGATGATCCGGGAACGCTTGCCTTCGCTCCTGTGCCAGATCGCTGGACACCGCTGGCGGCCGTTCGGCCGGCCGACGTCGTCCCGCGGAACGACGGTCACGATGCGCCAATGCGCACGCTGCCATCGGATCACTATCGAGCGCCAGGAGGCGTACCCCGAGATCCTGCCCGCGCCACCGTGGTCCGAGGCCGAAGCGCGAGCGGCACTGCTTCTTGGTACTGCGGTCATGGATCTGCCTGTCCTCGGTCCCGTTCGGGTGGGTTCTACGCCGCCGCGGGTCCAGCTCTCCGCGTTGGAAGCTGGCGTGGACGCCGCGTTGTGGTTCGATCCGACGACGGACGAGTGGAAGTTGCGGTCATCCTCGTCGATTACTGCCAATGTGGCGGCCGGGGTGGACGAGTTATTGACCTCTTTGCCGAACCGTTCTCTCACTTGGCACGACTGAGCCGCGGCATCGTGAACGTCAGGGTGACTTGGTGACGTGGATGCGTTCATTATCAGCTTCGCCCAGGACACGAACGGCCAGAATGCCCGCTTCGTGCGAGCTGCCGAGAAGTACGGCAAGGCCGTGATCCGGGCCTTCGCCATCGGCTCCGACGATCCGGCCGGCGTCGTGGCAAGGCTCCAGGCCGGAGCGGCGAAGGGCGAAGCCCTGGAGATCCGGTCGGCTCACCGGGTCACGCACTACTTCGAGTTCCCGAACGACATCGTCTGGACGCCGATGACGGAACCGTTCATCAAGGAGCTGCTGCGGAAGGCCGACGTCGTCCATCTGAACAACAGCTTCAGGGCGGTCAGCCGGTTCCATATCAACAAGCCGATGCTGCTCCACCATCATGGCTCGATGTTCCGGAACAACGCCGTGAACATGCTCGGCGTCGCGAAGCACCACAAGATGGCCCAGGCCGTCAGCACGGTCGACCTCCTGAAGCCGGCTCCTGACATCCTGCGATGGCTGCCCTCGGCCTATGACATCGACGAGCTCCAGCGGATCGGCAAGGCCAACCGGCGCGAGCCGGATGGCCGCGTCCGCATCGTCCACGCTCCGACGAACCGAGCCTTGAAGCACACGGACCTGTTCCTGTCGATCGTCCAGAAGCTCCAATGGGACGGCTACCCGATCGACGTCGTCATCGTCGAAGGCAAGACGAACGCGGAGACGCTGATCGAGAAGGCGAAGGCCGACATCGTGTACGACCAGATCGCCTTCGGATACGGCTGCAATGGCATCGAGGCATGGGGCCTCGGCGTCCCGGTCATCGCCGGCGGCGAGCCGTGGACGATCCACAAGATGAAGGAGATGTGGGGCTCCCTGCCATTCGCTGAGGCCACGGAGAAGACACTCCAGCGTGTCATCGAGGACACCGTGGCCTCAGCCGATGTCAGGGCCGAGTACGCCGAACGCGGCCTCTCCCACGTCCGCAAGTACCACGACGAGCAGCCTGCCTTGCAAGTCCTCCTGGAGCTCTACCACGAGGCCATGACAAGGCACCATCGGCCACGCATCCAGGGCAAGGGCGTGATGTTCCAGTACGCCAACCGGAGGCCCCATGTCGTGACCGATGTGCAAGAGGTTGCACGGCTCAGGGTTCAGGCCAAGAGACGCCCAGAGTTCATCAAGGAGATCGAGGACAAGGCCGGATGAGCATCGAGGACAAGCGGTATCACCGTGCTCGATGGCGGCTATCGAGGGAGGCTGTCCTTCGTCGTGACCGCTACGAATGTCGGATCGTGGAAGGCTGCCAACGTCGGGCTACCGTGGCCGACCACATCGTGCCGGTGTATCCAGGCATGACCGATCATGAGTTCTATGCGCTCTCCAACCTCAGGGCTGGATGCCATACGCACAACACGGCACGCGGTCAGATGCTCGCACTGGGCCAATCACACGTTGTCAAGTCTGTTGCGTCAGATGGGACGAAACGTGATACTGGAACGGGCGGGTTTTTTAATCGGTCGCACCCGGCACGACTGGCGCTCCCGGGATCTATGCATTCAAGCAGAACACCCACGATATTCGGCGGAAGTCAAGTGCGTCTCACGGTACGCAACAGTTTCGCCAGACGGGACACGGTGAACGGTGGCGCTGGCCGCAGCTAAGCCGACACCGCTGGTAGGCCGGGAGCATCCCCGGCTCGCTCCACCGACGCCGGCGCGGTCCCAGGTCAAGGACTTCTCGGCCACCGCCAAGAGCGTCGGAATCACGCTCCTGCCGTGGCAGACTGTTGTCGGCCGCTACCTCTATGCGTCGGGTCCGGGTGGAAGATGGACCTGGCCCGAGGTGGCGGCCATCGTCGCCCGACAGAACGGCAAGACCGAACTCGTCACGCCGCACATCCTCCACCGGCTCGCGATGGGCCGCCGCATCCTGCACACGGCTCAGACCCGTGAGCTGCCGCGCAAGATGTTCTTCCGCCTCATCGCCATCGTCGAGACGCGCTACCCCGACGCCAAGATCCGGCGCGGCGGCGGTCAGGAGACGATCGAGTTGAAGAACGGCGGGCTGTATGTCATCTCCGCGGCCACCGGCGGCGGTCCCCGCGGCCTCAGCATCGACGATCTGATCGTGGACGAGCTCCGTGAGATCGGCGAGGAGTTCATCGGGGCCGCCATCCCGACGACGTCGGCGAGCATGAACCCGCAGATCCTCTACCTCAGCAACGCCGGCTCCGATGAGAGCACGTCGCTCAACGCCGTGAAGCTCCGGGCCGAGGACGATCCGAGCCTTGCATACCTGGAATGGTCCGCCGGCCCCGATCGCCTCATCGACGATCCCGAGGGATGGGCCGAGGCGAACCCGAGCATCGGCCACTTCCCGATGCTCCTGGACAACCTCGCCCGCCAGTACCGCAGTCACAAGCTCGCAGGCTCCCTCGCCCACTTCGAGACGGAGAACCTTTGTCGCTGGGTCACGACGCTTCGGGAGCGGCTCGTGGATGACACGGCGTGGGCGAAGTGCCGCGACGACGTCGGCAAGCCGACGCGGCCCGCCATCGGCGTCGCGATGGACCCCGACGGAAGGCGGGCGACGATCGCCCTCGCTTGGATGGAGGGCTCTCGCGTCGCCATCGAAGTCGTCGCCGACGTCCACGGCGACCCGATCGACACGGCCGCCCTCGGCGAACAGGTCAAGTCCCTCGCCCAGAAGCACGTTGCGAAGGTCGGCTACGACGCCCACACCGACGGGCAGCTCGCCAAGTACGTCCGCAAGGGCCACGGCGAGAACGTCACCGGCCAGAAGGCGGCCGGCGCATCCGCCGAGTTCGCCCGCCTCGTGTCGGCCGGCTCCATCGCCTATCAGAACGCCGACGCCGTCACCGATGACCTGACGTGGACCGTCCGCCGCGTCGAAGGACCCGACGGCAGCTTCCAGGCCGTCCACGCGAAGGACGACAGGCCCATTACCGCATCCCTCGCCGCCATCCGAGCCGTATGGCTCGCCTCGATGCCCGCTACAGCCGGAAGGTTGGTCGTTCGATGAGCCTCTGGGACACCGTCACCCTCGCCATCGCCACGCGGCCGAAGCTCAAGCACGTCATGAACCTCCCCGAGGCCCGGTCCATTGACCCGTTCCACGACTTCCCGGACCTCGATGCCAAACTCCTTGCCGTTCAAGGGCTCTCCCCCCGGCCCTGGCGGGCGGCGGGACTCCGGGAAGCTCTCGGAGTCCCGTCGATCCTCGGTGCGGTCACGCTGATCAGCAATACCGTCGGCTCCCTGACGATGCGGGCCCTGAAAAACGAGGTCGAAGTCCTCCCGGAGGACCGACCGCGGGTCATCGTCCGACCCGATCCGAACAAGCGGGCCGACGAGTTCTTCACCGACACGGCCTACAACCTCGCCACCCGGGGCGAGTTCTGGTGGTGGATCGCCAAGAGGGACGCCGACGGCAACGCCATCGCCCTCGTGAACATCCCGCCGGAGCAGATCAGCGTCTCTCAGAACAACCTGAACATCCTCCGGCCGACGATCACCTGGAACGGCATCGGCGCCGGCCGACAGGTCAAGATGGCGAACCGCGACATGGTCCAAGGCACGTACCTCCGGGATGGAGCGAGCCTGCGGGGCGTCGGGCCGCTGCAGCTCTGCGGCGCGGCCATCTCCGTCTCCGTCGAGTCCCAGGAATGGGCCGCCAACTTCTACGCCGACGGCGGCGCAACGTCGGCCCCGATCATCCATTCCGCCGTCGAACTCAGCGACGACCCCGACAGCGACGAGACAGAAGCCGAGCGGTTCGCCGATGCGTGGTCCGCGAAGGGCAACAACCGCGTCCGCGTCGTGGACCCGCGGATCGACTCCATCGACTTCCCGACATTCAACCCCCAGGGCGCGCAGATGCTCGACGCCCGCATGTACCAGAACGGCGAGACGTCCCGGATGTTCCTGATCCCCGGCGAACTGCTCGAGTACGCGATGAGCGGGAGCAGCCTGACCTATCAGAACCTGTCGACCGTGTACGACGACTTCCTGCGGCGCTGTCTGCGGCCGAACTACCTCAGCAAGATCGAGTCCGCGATGTCGGACCTGATCCCGCGGGCCTTCGCTGCGAGGTTCGACACGGACGTCCTCACCCTCGCCGACGCAAAGACGCGCTACGACACCTACGCCGTCGGCATCACGGCCGGCATCATCACGCCGGAGCAGGCGCAGTCCTTCGAGGGGCTCCAGCCGGGAGACACCGACAACGCACCGGTGCCGTTCAGCCCGCCGCAGGCCCAGATCACCATCTTGCCGACCCAGACGCGGGCCGAGGACGCGACCCGCTGCGACGACCGGATCATGGTGAAGGGGATGCTGCGGACCTGTAACAAGCTCATCCCGCCGGGCTTCGTTTGCGAGCGGACGAAGCGCCACATCTCGTCTATCGTGGCGTAGAGCGTCGGCGGTTCGTTCCCCCCCCCGAACGTGTGCCCCCGCCGACGCTCATTGACAACGCAACGACCCACGTAGACAATCCGGCCAGAACTGAATAGCTCGGGACACAGTCGGCTCGTCCGCCGTCCCTTCGTCGGCCTCCCCCCTGCGGAACAGTCCGCACCAGCAGGGCAGCGGAGGCTTTTCCTTTGAGCGAAGCAGATGAGACGTTCGAATACCTGATCCCGGATCAGGACATCGAGGTCCGCGACTTCTCGGAACGCATCGTCGAGATGCGGCTGCTCCCGTGGGACAAGCAGATCGATACGAAGCTAGGCCCCGAACGGGTGGCCCGCGGGGCGTTCGACGACACCGATCCCACGTCGGCATACCTGTATCCGCCTGAGCATCAGATGAAGATCGGAGTCGGCTCCGACGGCACGCCCAGGGCGGTTCGCGTGCCGATCGGCCGCGGCCTGTCGATGGGCGACGACGGCATCGGGCCGACGATCAGGTACAAGGTCGCCCGCACCGCGGCCGGTGACGAGGCCCTCAGCCTCATGGCCGACCGGATCATCGGCGGGGCGTCCGCAGAGTTCGCGTTCGTCCCTGGCGGGACCACAACGGAGATGCAGCGCGGCCGGCGGGTCCGCGTCCACAACAAGCTCCGACTCGTCGGGGCAACGCCAACCCACCGGCCGGCCTACGGCGATCAGGCCGCCGTTCTGTCAGTCAGATCGCAAGAGGAGGAACGCCCGATGGGCGAAGAGACAGTCGCCCCGACGGGCGTGGACAACAGCGCGGCCATCCTTGCCGCCATCGAGAGCGTCAACGCTCGGGCGGCGGTTCAGGAAGGGATCAACGCGAAGTTCATGGAGAAGCTGGAGCAGCTCCAGGAGCAGGCCCGGTCCGATATCAGCATCCCCGGTGGCGAGGACCCGAAGCCGAAGCTGGAGCTCGGCGGATGGGCCGATCTCGTCGTGCGCGCAAGCACCGGCGAGCGGCTCGCGGCCGACCAGGTCCGAACGCTCGACGACGTGATCACGTCCGACAACCTCGGCGTCGTCCCGCCGGCCTACCTCACGGAGCTCATCGGCGTCATCGACCCGTCGCGGCCGTTCCTCGGCAGCACCCGACGCCTGCCGACGCCGTCGGCCGGCATCAAGCTCATCGTGCCGATCATCACGCAGCGGCCCGAGGTCGCTGTCCAGGATCAGGAGAAGCACGACATCGCCTCGACCCCGAGCAAGATCAGCACGACCGAGTTCGACATGGTCACCGCGGCCGGTGGCGGCGACCTCTCGATCCAGCTGATCAAGCGGTCGAGTCCCGAGTTCCTCAGCCTCTGGGTGGAGCTGCTCGCCGAGCAGTACGCCCGAGTCACCGAGGATCTCGCGGTCACGGCCCTCCTCGACGCAATGGGCGGCATCGGCAACGCCTCGCCGCTCGATCCGGCGGACACGAACTTCGGAGCGGCCTACGTGGCAGCCTTCGACGCCATCCGGCGCGGGCCTGACACCATCTGGCTCTCGACCGAGGCCGTCGGCGAGTTCATCGACGCGAAGGCGACCACGACCAACCAGCCGATGTACTCCTCGATCCAGCTCGACGCCACGGCGGCCGGCGGGGTCGCGGGGAATATCTCCGGTCTGCGAGCCGTCCACGTCCCGGCGCTCGACGCCCACGGCGCGTACGCGATCGTCGGCCCGGGCAGCGGCTTCGCGTGGGCCGAGGACGGCACGTACACCCTCCAGGTCGACAACGCGGTCAAGGCTGGCCGTGACGTCGCCCTCGTCGGGATGTTCTGGTCGGCCCCGTGGTACCCGGCTGCGTTCACCGCGTACAACGTCGCGAGCTGACCGATGGCCGACTGGCCGGACACGGACGAGCTGCAACAGGTCCTGAACATCACGAGCGATGATTGGGACGTGACGCTCGACCGTGTCCGGTCGGCGGCCATCAGCAAGGTCAAGAGGGACGTCGGGCTCTGGGACGAACTCGTCGACGAGCCCGACGACGCTCTCGCCCAGGCCGCCCTCCGGATGGCCGAGATGATCAGCGAGCGGCCGACGACGCCGATCGTCCATCTCGCCAACGACCCGGCCTACCAGAGCCTTCTGAGCGGCCACCGCCGGAGCTTCGGCATCGGATGAGCAGCACGACGGTCCTGATCAACACCGACGCCGGCGGCTCGTTCTCCTATGAACGGCCGTTCTTCGGGCTCCTGAACGCCGTGGTGCTCCACGTCAACACCCTGGACACGGCCGCACTCGATGTCCTCATCTCCGACGCCACGTCGGACACGGTCTTCCACGAGTTCGGCGAACTCGACGGCGACCGCTACTACCAGCCCGACCCGCCGTTCCCGGTCTACGGCTCCCTGTCCATCGAGGTCGTCAACGGCGGCGACACGAAGCACGGGTCATTGAGGTTCATGACGCAGACATGAGCGACGACACGCGGAAGGCCATCGCCAAGCGGCTCGACGCCAAGCAGAAGGCCCTGAAGGCCGCCCAGAAGCCCAAGAAGGCCCCGAAGGAGCAGAGTGGCGCTGAAGGGTAAGTCGCAGCTCAACGCGCGTCTGCGGGCGATCAAGCGCACGTTCAAGCCGATCGGCAAGGCGTGGGCCCTCGATGACGTCGCCGAGAACCGCCGTCGCGTGCCGGTGAAGACAGGTCGGCTTCAGCGCAGCTTCCGCGTCCGCAACGCCAGTCAGACCCGGGCGACCGTCGTCGGCCATTTCACGGCCAACTTCGTGGACGCCGGGACGAAGGCGCACACGGAGTCCGCCCACCGTCAGGCGATGAGCTTCGCCTACCAGGGCAGGACGATCTTCGCCGGCAAGGTCCACCACCGCGGCAGCAAGTCGCAGCGGTTCAAGCGGGCGGCAGCGATGGAAGCGCTCCGCAAGAACCCGATGGCGCTCGAGCTGATCAAGCAGTGGAACAACGCCGCATGATGACCCGTATCCCCTTCGAGACGGTCATGCGGTCGGCTGCCGTGCAGATGCTGACCGACTATGCCCAGGACACCAGCACGAAGCTCCAGATCTACCCCGGCCGTCCGCTGACCGTGAACCCGCCCACGGCCTACATCGAGGCCATGTCTGAAGACATCACGTGGTCCCCGGGCCTGCGGCAGCGGACGGTCCGCATCGAGATCCGCATCGTCTGGGGCCTGTTCGACTCGAAGGAAGCCGTGAACCAGCGGGACTACTTCATCGACAACTT